CTAAACTTTTAGTAATTTATTATGGTGGAGCATTTTATGATATTACACCATTACAGTCTGCAATAACTGGAGCTACATTCACTTCAACAAATAATAGTGCGTCTGTAACTATTAACAAAGCAGCTCATGGTTTAGTTGTTGGAGAATATTTTACATTTACAGCTGTAACTTTACCTGGTGGTGGTGCTACTGGATATTCAACAACAGATTTTACAGATAACACATTTGAAGTTATAACGGCCACTGTAGACACATTTACTGTTACGATGCCATCTGTTGAATCTGGAACAGGAATGACAGCTGCAGGTGCAGCTACAATAAATCCATATGAAGATATTGGACCTATTTTACAAACTGCTGGTTATGGTTGGGGAACAGGTTCATATGGTGGTCAAGTATCTGGAGCTCAAACAACAACATTAAATGGTCTTTTACAAAACGATACTGCAGGAACTGGTGGTAGTGGGACAAGCATTACATTAGCATCAGCAACTGGATTTTCTGGAACAGGTGGTACAATTTTAGTTGGAGCATTAGGAAGTGCGACTGCTGAAATCATAACTTATACAGGTGTTTCATCAAATGATTTAACCGGTATTACAAGAGGAGCTTTAGGTTCATCTACGGCTGCACATAATTCTGGATCATTGGTTACAGAAATATCTTCATTTATTGGTTGGGGACAACAGACAACTGTCTCATCAGTCATTTTAGATCCAGGTAATTGGGCTTTAGATAACTTTGGAGATATTCTTACTGCAACAATTAGAAATGGTAAAACATTTACTTGGGATGCAAGTGCTGCAAACCCATTAGGTCAAAGAGCAAGTATTATGACAAGTGCTCCTACAAAATCTATTGTTACTGCTGTTTCAGATAGAGATAGACACTTTGTTCATTTTGGAACAGAAACAGAAATCGGTAATCCTTTAAAACAAGATCCAATGTTTATTAGATTTAGTGACCAAGAAGATTTTAACACTTATACACCATTATCAACAAATACAGCAGGTACATTTAGACTGGACACCGGAAACACAATAGTTACAGCTGTATCTGGTAAAGATTATATTTTAATTCTTACAGATCAAGCAGCATATACCATGCAGTTTGTTGGACCACCTTTTACATTTAGTATAAGGCAAGTTGGTACAAACTGTGGATGTATTGGTCAACACGCAGCAGCATACGCAGATGGTAATGTATATTGGATGGGACTTGCAGGTGGTTTCTTTGTATATGATGGTACAGTTAAACTTTTACCAAGTCTTGTTGAAGATTTTGTTTTTCAAACAGATGGAGATAATTTAGGTGTAAACTATGTATCTAATCAAATTGTTTATGCATCACATAACTCGTTATATAATGAAATTGTTTGGTTTTATCCTAAAGGCACACCAGTTGGTAATCCATCAACACAAGTAGATAGATCGGTCGTTTATAATTATGTAGAAAACACTTGGTCTACAATGTCATTAGCAAGAACAACTTATGCCGATTCAATTACTTATGATAACCCACAAGCAACAGAGTATGATTTAACAGGCACTCCGTCATTTCCAACTATTAATGGTGTTACAAATACGTTTGGAGCAACCACATATTATGCTCATGAAGATGGTGTAAATAAAATAGATCTAAATGGAGCAGCTTCAGCAATCACAGCGTTCGTGCAATCTGGAGACTTTGATTTGCCTATCGATGGGGATGGAGAGTTTTTATTACATGTTAGAAGATTTTTACCTGATTTTAAAAATTTACAAGGTAATGCAGATATAATTATTGAAACAAAAAATTTTCCAACGTCAACTTTAAATACATCTGTGTCATTTGTTGTTACCACAACTACAGATAAAGTTGATACAAGAATAAGAGGAAGACTTGCTAATATTAAAATACAATGTGATGATGTAGATGAAACATGGCGTTTTGGAACATTTAGAGCAGATGTTGAACCAGATGGTAGAAGATAATGGATCCGATTGAATTACAGATACAGCAGGAACAGCCAACTGTACCTCCTATATCTGTCCCTAGTCCAACAGTGCCTGAACCAAATGTTCCTAATCCAGTAAGTCAAACGATTGGTGGATTAAGAAATATTTTAGAAAGTGCGGTTATATTTGGGCGACCATTTTTTAAACCAAGAGCAACATTTATTAATTATGCAGCTAATAAGGCTTTTGGTAGTAAAGGTGCTGCTATTTTGAACACTGGTCTAGGGATACTTCCATTTGTTGCACCCATGATAAAAAGGGCTTTAAGACCTAATCCTCAACAACAAGGTATAGGGGCTTATATAAATCAAGTTTACGGAACAACGCCTACTGGACAAATATCATCAGGACCTATGGCTGGTTATAATGCAATATCTGCATTTGGTTCTCCTGGTGCAATTAACTCTGCTATAAAAAGAATAGGCACAATTGCTAGAGCGAGAAGCAGAAAAGAATCTGAGACACTTAAACAAAGGCAAAAAGATTTACAAAATTATGTAAGTGATGTTCAAAAACAAATGACAATACAAAAAGGTGGTATGGGTGCTGACAGAATTAGACAAAGAGAAAAACAACAAGCTCAACAAAGAAGAGATGCACAAAGAGCTATGAGAAGTAATCAAGCTTATAGTGATGGCGGAGGTAATGGAGGAGGAGCTTCTCCAGGATCTCAAGGTCCTGGTGGATCAGATGAAATGGGAAGTTTTTAATGGCTAAAATTACAACATATATACCTGAGCCAAAACCAACTTATGAGGCAGAAAACCAGAGACAAATAATTCAATCTCTTGATACAGTAAAAATACAACTTAACACTTCATATCAAGAAGATTTAAAAAATGAACAACAAGCTTTTAACTTTTTTATGCAATGACGATACAATATAAAAATCAAGGATTTACATTAGATACAACATCAGTAAAAACTGTTTTTACAAGTCCAACTAGTGGTGTTTGTATTGTTAAAGAAATATCACTCGCAAACGATCATACTGGTGATGTTGAAGTCAAAGGTGCTTTGGTAGACGCATCTGCTGGTGCATCATTTCAGTTTTTTATAAAAACATTAACAACAGATACATCAGATAATGCAGTATCTAATGTATTAAACTTAGAAGCTGGAGATGGTGTATCTTTTAGTGCAGATGTTAGTAATGTAGTTACAGGCGTAGTATCATATGCTTTAATTGATAGGTCTCAAGAGAATGGGTAAGGCTCCTAAATTTGGTGTTAATACTTATAGAGGTTCTACACGAAAGAAAAGACCTGGCCGACATAAAAAAAGATTGAATAAATCTGAAAAAAGAAATATGAAAAAAAGATGATTAAATTACTTAGAAAGCTTTTAGGTTTAGAAAAGTTAGATTATCGAATTAGAAGACTTGAGAGAAAATTATATTGGAAGGAAAAATATGTCAGATCAAAAGTATAAGATAGTCGATGGTGAAGCAATACCAGTATTACCTGCAAAAGCAAAAGAAATAGTAAAAAATAAAAGAACAGGTAAGGTTTATGATAGCAAAGCTCATTTTGATTCTGATGTTGCTGATACCAATACTGATACTACTGAAGATGATTTTCAACAAGACGTAGAGATTACAGTTGCATCTTTAGATGTATTTGGTAAGAATGACTAATGCAGCCAATAGGTGGTACAGAGCTTCAATATAAACAACTGTTTAAATACGTTGATAATAAATTATTAGATAATTTTCAAATAACAACTTCAGTCCCAGAAAAAATACCATTAGCAACAGATAAAATAAATATTCTTTGGGAGCAAAATTCATTTGATCAACCTAATTTAGCACCTTGGTTTAAGAATAAAGACAACCATACTAAATACGATTGGTATGTTTTTAATTCACATTGGTGCTATGAGAAGTTTAGATATTTTTATAAAGTGCCAACAGAACGATGCACTGTAATTAAGAATGCCATAGATAATTTTCCTGAAAGAAAAATATATAAAAAAGGTGACCCTATTAAAATGATATTTCACCCAACACCTTGGCGTGGTTTGAATGTAATATTAGGTGCTATGCAATTGTTAAAAAGTGAAAACATAACTCTAGATGTGTACAGCTCATGTAAAATATATGGTAATGAGTTTATGGAGGCTAATGATGCTCAATATAAATCATTATATGCACAAGCAGCAGAATTAAAAAATGTAAGTTACAAAGGTTGGCATCCAAACGATTATATATGTAAGCATATTACAGACTATCAAATATTTCCTTACTCTAATAACTGGGAGGAGACATCTTGTATTGCAGCTATTGAAGCATTAGGTGCTGGAATGCATATGATAACAACAAACAATGGTGCCTTATTTGAGACATGTTCTGAATGGCCAGTGTATGTGCAATACGATACTAATTTTAAAAATATGTCAAAGTGTTTTGCGTATGCAATAGATTCTGTTGTTGACTATTTACATCTAGATAAGTGCCAAGAACACCTGCAGATGCAACAAGACTTTTATAAAAAGTTTTATTCATGGAACAAAAGAAAAATAGAATGGACTACTTTTCTAGAGGGAGTATTAAATGAAAACAAATGAACCAATATGGTTTAATAGAGAATCAGAAGATAACAATCTACCTAGAACTAGTATATTTGTAGGCACTCCTTGTCATTCTGAAGTATCAATACATTACACACAGTCTGTATTAGAATTACAAAAATTTTGTTGGAATAATAAAATAAATATAATGTTTCAATTATTTAAATCATCATTAGTAACACAAGGTCGTAATTTAATAGTATCTGCTTTCTTACAAACTAAGTGTACACATTTATTATTTATTGATTCTGATATTGCTTTTAAACCTGAACTAGCAAAACATCTTTTAGATGCTGACAAAGATGTAATTACCATACCTTACCCATTAAAAGATATGTGTTGGGAAAAAGCTTTACAATATATGAAAGAGGGTAAGATTAAAACTGTGGATGATTTAAAACACAAAGCACTTTATAGATATCCAATGAGAGTGCCTGAGTCAAAAAATATTAAACTAGATAATAATGTTATTGAAGTGGTTCATTCATCTACTGGTTTCATGATGATAAAGAGGTCAGTTTTTGATAAAATGAAAAAGGCTTATCCTGATAAAGAAATTAACCAAGACACATTAATAAATGGTAAACTACAGAAAACACCTGAGATGTGGAACTTCTTTGATACCCTACATAATCCAGAAGATAAGACTTACTTAGGTGAAGACTTTGCCTTCTGTAAGCTCTGGAAGAATATAGGTGGTAAGTGTCATGCCTATGTTGATGATCATATCACTCATGTGGGTGAGCATTCCTATAAAGGTAAGTTTGCTGATGAGTTGATATTAGATAATTAGAGTGATATTATCTAAGCTTTAGATCTAATTGGAGTAAAACTTATATGTTAAATATGTTACCCTATGCATTGGCAGCCTACGGAGGATATAAAGGTTACCAATCAAGCAAACAAGCGGGTGGTTCTGGAATACAAAGATTATTAGGCGGAGCAACTGGTGCTGCTATGGGTTACTATGGTGGAAAAACTATTGTAGGTAATCCAACTGTTCAATCAATGTTTCCAAGTGCTACTAAATTCACTCCATTTCAACAAACATCTTTTTTTCAAGGTATACCTTTTTTACAAGGTAGTGCAAAAGCTGCACCTGCAATAACAAGTTTTCCAACAGGTGATGCATCGTTAGCTGAACAAATCGCTTCTGCTGATCGAGCTAAAAATGTTACATCACCACAACCGACTGGTGATGGTAGAAGTATTTTAGATATTTTATTTAGAAAAAAAAATATTGATCCTGATACAGGTAACAGAGAAATAGATCCACTAAAAGTATTTGGTTTAACATCTGGTTTATCTTATTTGTCTGGTGCATTTGATCAAGGACCAACAGATATTTATATGCCAACATACAATACAGCTTATCCAGAATTTTACAGACAAAGAGGTGGTTTTAAATACATAGACCCGGACACCGGACAAGAAAAAACTTATGATCAACCATATATACCTGAGGGTAATGTTCAAGGTATGCCAGTACAAATGGTAAAACAAAGGTTGAAAGAAGGTGGATTAGCAGAAGTAAAAAAATTTAATGAAGGTGGTGTAAATTATTTACCATCAAAAACATCACATGATGAAAATGATTCTACTAACTATGTCAGAGCGACAGGTTATGTTGAAGATGGATCAGGACTAGGTGATAAAGACGAGGATACAATGTTAGCTCAATTAGCAGACGGAGAGTTTGTAACAAGAGCAGATGGAGTATTAGGTGCAGGTATCATTGCTGGAGGTAATCCGAGTAGCATAAAAGATATGAGAGAAAAAGGTGCCCAATACTTCTATGAACAACAAAAACGATACAAAAGAGTTTTTGATTTATTACAGGAAGCAAATGGCAAAAACAGCAAAACGAATTAAACCACTAGTCAGTGTATTAGCAATAGAGCCAAAAGACGTAGAAAGGTTTTGGCCTCTTGCTCAGTTTATGGTAGCAGAAGCTCTTAAATTTTCAGGAGACTATGCTGATGCTAATCACATTTATGAGTATCTTAAAAAAGATGAAATGCAGTTATTTGTGATGTTTGGTTCAGACGAAATAGAAGAAAACAAAGTGTTTGGAATAGGTATTACTAAAATAACTCAAATGCCTAACTATCCACAATTAGAAATTATTATAACAACTGGTAAAAGAAGAGATCTTTGGGAAGATCAATTTGTAGCTGAAGTAGTAAAATTTGCCAAAGTAAACAAATGTAAAAGATTAAACAGTTGGTGCCGAGTTGGTTGGGAAAGAGTATCAAAAAAATGGGGTTGGAAAAAAACACACGTATTACTACAGAAGGATCTATAAATGAGTTTTATTGGAAATATATTTGGCGGAAGTAAAAGTCAACAACCTGCATCCACACCTGCTGCTCAAACGCAGTATGTAAGAGAGGCACCTGGTATTGAAGAACGAAAACTAGAGTTAATGGATCT